GCTAGCATCTTTGTGCTTGATCTCAATGCCATTGAAGAGAGAACCAAATCCAATAATTACGGATCTGAAAATCTCATTATAGAAATATTCAAACATTGTTACAACTTGACTATACTTCTATTTAGTTAAGGCATTCCAAATGGATTCTTAGAATCAAAATCAATTATATTATCTGCTAGTAGTTCAATGTTATCATTGTCTGCATAAGGTGTAACAAGATCATCTGTTGTCGCAGTTCTGATGACATGTGTAGCACCTGATTCTTGACCAATAATGGTTTCTCCTATGCCATAGGTTCCAGAAACAATGGATATCTCCAATGTGTTAGCAACAGCATCATATTGCTTAACTCTAGATTCTGTAAGAGATGTCTGACCAATAACAACTTCATTGAATATGAAAGAACCACCAAATGCTGATCCAATACCTGGAGCAGAGGGGAATGTGACATCAGGCACAATTGTATATCCACAACCAGCATTAGTTATACATGCATACGTAACTATTCCAGCACTATTAACTACACCAGTTCCAGTAGCAGTTATAAATCCAGGATTAATTGCTCCTGTATACCCAATTGAGATATCTACATTACCTGTATATCCAGATCCAACATTAGTAACATTGATGAACTGTACTGAACCATTGGTACATATGCCTGCTGTAGCGGCAGCACCAACCCCTCCACCACCATCAAAGGTGACCATAGGTTCAACTGTATACCCACAACCAGTATTGGTCATACAGACTGAGAATACCTTACCAGTACCAACACCTTTACATCCAATGTATTGGTCTGTAATTGTTACAATACCTTCTGCTGTTACACCACCAGATGGGGCAGAACTAAATGCCACTTGAGGAGCACTTGTATATCCCCTTCCCATATTTGTGATATTGATTTTCTGAACAGAACCACTTGTGCATATACCAGCAGTTCCAGTAGCAGTTGCTCCAACTCCTATAAGACCAAGAGTTTGGATATATCCAAGTTGTTCAATTTCATTATCAATCTCAGCAATACCAGTATCAAGAACTTCATCCTCATATCTGAAGAGTTCACATCTCAACTGATAAACATAGTTCTTCTGTAGTTGATAGAAGGGCAATTCATGCTCTACGTATTTAATCTCCATCAACCTATCCCCAAGAGGGAAATATACCAAATCGCCTTCTTTAGGTCTCTCTGCTAATTCAATATTAGGCAAATCTCTAATCAGTGGAGTGATATATGTTTCATATCTTTCTCTTGATATAATAAGAGTCAGGTCATCATTATTCTGAATGCCAAACTTTGATAACAAAGTCCCTTGACCACCATAACCTTCATAGTTATCTACATATGCTTCAATTGGATAAGCGCTAGTAAATTCAGATTGAATGACCTCTTTAATTACAGTATTCTTTTTTAAATATTTTCTGGGAATATAGTATACTTCAACGCCATACATCTTCAATTGTTCATTGACCAGACTCTGAATCAGACCCTGTTCACCTTTACTGCCGTTTAGAAAAAATGGATTGAGCATAACATCAACCTATAAGATCTAATGGTGGAAGTTCATAAGTACTCATCATCTTCTGTTTAATTTCATCAAGTTCTCTTTGTCCATCGTCAAAGATTGCTCTACCATTAAACTCAAGACCACCAGGCAGTTTAACACCTTGGAACTTGATGAGATTCTGACCCCACTGTCTCTTAATAAGAGCAGTCAGATATGGTTTCAAGAAAGAATCATTCCAAACTCTTGCATAATCATTGGGATCCATTGATCTCCAACAATCAAGAACAATAAATTCGCCCTCTTTAAGAGTACTCCAATCAATATCAAGATACATCCTATCTGATCTTTGATTAAATCTAATCTGCTTATGAGTATTCAGGACAAAATTCATTGTCTCCAAATAACTCATAGTCATATCATAAGATAGGAGATCAAAACCACCTGATCCTCCCCAGGTTCCAAAATAATCACTAAGCATCAATTGATATTTTACATTCCACATCCCACTTCCACTGTAGGAACCATCAAACTGAAATGCCTTATTGACTCCAATGATATCTGGAGTTAACTGTATATAATTACTGTTCTCATAATAAGTAAATGTTGTAGCAGTTCCAACAATGTTTGTTGTAGCACTGGTGGATGTAATTCCTGTTTGACCTGCACTATTTGAAGGAGCACCAGGAGGACGTGCTTTGCCTCTATCTACATCATCTTGACTAATTCTATATTTAAGATATACCTGTTGAACACCATCAAAGTGTCTTTCTTGAAAAAACTGAATAGCATCATCTACTAAGTCCTCAACTTGCTCTTCAGCAACATTGATTTCTAAGACAGGTGCTCCCAACTGTCTTAGGCAATAATCTATTAGTTCTTGTCGTGTAGAAGGTTGAGCCATTATACACTATATTTTTAACTATTTAGGGTGCAGAGGAAATGCCACCTTGTACCAGTATATATCCTTCTGCTAGTCTATAGAGACTTGATCCTGAGCTCACAAGGATATCATAAACATATCTTCCTGGTGAAATGGGATCAGTTTGTGTAGACCCAAGGGAAATTTCAAATCTACCAGAAGTTGCACTAGTAAATCCTACATTAAATGTAGCTATAGAAACTGATGAAGAACCAACAGAAACTGATTTGGTCATCTGTGATGATCCACTATAACCAGTAAAATCAAAATTAGTGGAGTCATTATTCTTTACGTGGAATGTTGATCTAAAATCAGCACCACTAAAAATAGTTAAGTTGACTCCATATGCTACACCAGCAGCAGGGTCAAATGTAATAGTATTATTGGCCATTTTGCTTTATGATAGTTTGGAGCATTGATTTAATATCATTTATATTATCAGAAAGGTCATCAACCTTTTCCTCAAGTTTATCAACTCTCTCCTTTTGAGAAGAGAGTCTATTCCTAGTGTTCATATATGCTTCAAATTGAGAATGATCAGTATTGATGACTGCACGAGACTTGAGGTCTCTAGCAAAGTCATCTTTTCCTTCAACTGGTAATAAATTCATTATGCCAAGGCAATAACTCTAAGGTTTCTAAACTGTGGAACAATAGACTGATTGGTTGATGTTCCAATCAATTTGATTCTAAAGTTACTGAATGGTTGCAGTTTGTCAATAGTAAATGTATACTCCTTAAACTGATCAACACCAGGTTCTTGGGTATAGGAATCAGATTTTCTGATCTCAATATCAGAAGTTCCATCACTTACAGTAGGATTGATTACATTGCCAAACTCATCAATGTTCCTGTATCCAGGGAATGCAGTGTACACTGTGTCTACAGCAGTTGCCTCTTGATTCAAAGAATAAAGCATTCTTATATCATTGTAGTTAGAAACATAACCATCAATGTAAACTCTTAGTGAAGTTGCAGGATTCTCAAGTGTGATAAGTTTAGTCACATACATCAGACTGTTGGGATCATTTCCAATTCCATTGATTCTTGAATCAGTTGCATAGTTCAGAATAGGGGAATTGACTCTATTAGAAACAAAAATAACAGATGAGTTATCTAAGTCAATAGTAGGCGAAAGTCTCTTATCATAAGAGTTCATACTCAGAGCCATTGTGAATGACTTATTGCCAGGTAATGTAGTTAGATAAGCATCTTCATTTGTTTTAGAAACCACCATTCTCTGAGTTTCAAAGTAATTCTTTTCTTTCAAAGCAATCTCTTGATAACCTTGATCAATGTATGATACTTCAGTACCAGAAACACTAGTTTCAGAAACAGATCTCACAGAACCAAATACATTTGTTCCAGAAGGAGATGTATTGTTGATATTTGGAACAATCAAACTATAGGGGAGGTTATATGTACCTCTTGCATTGATACCACCACCAAGTTTAACTTCAGTGAGGTATCTTGCTCCAAAGTCTGTAGAAGATGCACTCTTATCAGTGCCATCTTTAGACATATCAATTTTAATGTGATAGTAGTCAATTCCAATAGGATCTTGAACTGTTGCATCAGCAAGGACATGAGTCTTATTGATTCTTCTCAGTGATACTCCTGAGAACTCATACTTAGTAACCAAGTCATTTACACTATGCTTAGCTGAGAGTGTATTATCAACTCCTCTACTAGAAATACCAGTCAAAGTATTGGTGTCACTTACACCAGTATAAGAAATGATCTCTGCACCAATTCTTACATAACCTGGGTTTGTAGCACCAACTCCAACACCTTCAAATGTACCAAAGTTAGCAGTGTTTCCAATTGAGATAACGCCAGTTTCAGTCTTCTGATAATCTGATGTAAGTTGTGTTGCAGGAACATCAGTTTCAATATTTTGAATGCTAACCCTGTTAATCTCAGAATACATTCCATGATTTCTCTGGAAGATTTTGAGATGTAATCCATCACTATTCACTCTATAAGGTTGTAGTGGGAATACACTTCCACCAATACCAGCATTGATATCAGTAGCAATGCCTGATGTGTCCATATATTGGAGTCTATTGTTAGGACCAAATGTGCCCTGAACCTTATCAACAATTAGTTCATTAAATCCTTTTAGTTGAGGAACAGAAAGTTGCATTCCAGAACCAAGTTCATCAGTTCCAATACTCAAAGGAGTTAGAACATCACCAATCTGATATCCTTTACCTCCAGCATTGACTGTTGCAGCAATAGCAACACCATTAGTTACAGTGATATCAGCAGTTGCATTGATTCCTCTTCCAGTCACAGATGTCAGAGCAACTCCAGTAAAGGAGAATTGTCCATTTGATGGTGTATACCCTGCACCAACATTAGTAAGTTCAAGAGTACCGGTGATTGATCCAGCAAATCCTACTAGTTCACCAGTTCCATCAGAATCAACCTGTATAATAGTATTACCAAGTTTCAGCTCACCATCAGCAACTGTTGTTCCAATACCAATACTCAGGTTTCTTGGAACTGCTGTGATACCATTTCTGCTAATTCTTTCGAGTTGAGTAGGAAGTTGAGGGTTGAAGAATTCAACATTGCCATTTCCAATAAAATCAGAACGATATAAGTTGAATTTCAAATCTTCATACTGACTAGGTGTCCATACAGAAGCATTCTGTGACTTGAACAATGAACCCAGAATAGGCTGAGAGGTTACTAAGACCTGACCTGATTCTGTTCCCAGAGTTGTAACATCTGCTTCACCTAATCTAGAGATATAAACACTATACTCAGTTGTATTAGTAAGAAGACAAAGAGCATACTCTCTGTTTCCTGCCAGATAAACAGGTGCATCAAATGTGAATGTTGTTTTTGCTGTAGAATCAGTTGATACTACAACCTGATCAGGTGTGAGATCTACTTCTGAATATGGAAGAATCTTGTCATTAGGTATACCAAGTGTAGTTTCACGAAGTTGACATGTTATGGGAAGATTCTCTGCCTTAGTTCTGAAGAATACATCAACCTTAGTGACAAATACACCAGTCTCATCATCAACCTTGAAGGTTTGCGCAAGAGGGTCACCTCTTCTTGGTGGTGCTGGTGGTGGAGGTGGTGGAGGTGTTGGTCTAAAGGTAGTGTCAGTAACTACATCAAATTCAAAGTCATCTGTTAACTGCCTATTATCCTGAAAGTCTGCATTGGTGTCAACTCTAGCATTTCTCAGTGAGAGTGTGACCTCTTGAGTATTGTCAATATCTCCCTGTGAGTAGAAGATTTCTTCAGCAGAGGTTGTTGTTGTGCCTCTAAGAGTGCTATTGATTGGACTGCTAGACAATCTAAAAACATTTCTACCTGTCTCAAACAGAGGATTAGAAACATTAGCACTATCTGGCACAAAGTAAGAACCAATAAGTGTTCCTACATTATCTGTAACCAGTCTTACACTAGTTACAGTAGCCTCTCCACCATTTGTACCTCTTAGGATCATACCTTGCTGAATATAACCACTAAACTGTGGGAATTCTTCAGATTGTAGACTGAATGTATCTACATTGACCAGTGATGAAGACTGTGTATATCCAGTTGAGACTGCATTTGATCTTGAATATGGATTAGCACTATAAGTGTCAGTTGGAGCATTATATGGGCCATACTTATGGTTTGAATTTGCAACTCTGAATGTTATAGAAGCATTGGATGATGCTGAATTGAGTTGTGAACTCTCAGAAGAAGGCATTACACCTGTTACTGTTTCACCAACAACAAATGTTCCAGTACTCATACTGATCTGAATCAGTTTAGGAACACTAAATCTTGTAACATCAACACCATCAAAGAATGTATATAATTGTGTGAAAGGTTTTAATTTAGTTCCTGTAAACTGGAGATTGCGAGACCTCATGAAGTGTTGGATTTCTCTATTAACAATCCTATCACCCAGTGATTCAGTGTTAATTACTTCATTGATTGTCTGTTGAACACCAGTTCTATTCTGTTCCAGTGAAATGGAACCATCAATAGTTGTTGACTGAACTGTACTCAGATTGCCATTTGCCCAACCAGGAACATTACCAATTACATTTCTACCACCTAAACGATTTGCTGCAGCATTAAGAGATTCAGTTCTGTTTCCTGATGAAGTAGCATCTAATGTGACTCCTGTGGTTTCCCAGGAATCCCAGATAACAGGAGTAACTCCAATTCTAGATCCATCAGCATTATCAGAGATTTCTGCACCAAGTGCTTCTGCAACACCCTCAAAGGAACCCTCCAGTGTGACATTGCGCATCTCCTGCCTGTTAGTATCAATCCAGACATCAACAGTTGGTTCAAGAGCAATAGAACCTTGATAATAGGTTACAAGGAATCCAGTTACATTCTGTACTCTTGTGGAGAATGGTTGAGTTAACCAAGGAACCTCTTCATAGTCAAGAGTGACCATCTGACCAGATCTTCTGATGCCTGTTCCACTCAGTCCTTCAAATCTGGAATCATTATTGGTGGAAGTTGAATTTAACTGCAGGTTAAATGCTGTTGAATAGTGAGAAGGTCTCAAAACCTTTCTCTTAGTATCAATACTATTCTTAATGCCAATACTAGTGTCTTGAGGTTGAGTTGTTGTAAAGTTATCAACAAAAATGCCAGACTTAAATCTGTTCAGACCATTGATATCAGAAACAAATGTATTCAGTGTCGTCTGCTCAAGAAGATTAAGAGAAGTATAATACTCAAGGTTCTTAATCCTTTGCTCAAGTCTAGAAATATCATTCATCTGATATCTCTTATGCTCAACAGTCTTAACTCTTACATCCTCTACATTGTAGAGGTATGCAGGCATAAAGACATTACAAAGATTAAGTGCTCCACTCTCTTCATCTGGTAGAGATGGAATGTCATCAGGGGCACCATATTTTACATTAATTCCACCATCTTTATTCAGATAGATTCTGTCTGCTCTAGCAAGATAATAGTTGTAATCAAGTGTTACTGATTCATCAGATGAGATGATTCTACTTGAACTATGTTGACCACCATCAAACTTTCTACCTGCAAATTCTAGTGGAGAATCTGCACCATCTGTCACAACATAGGGACTTACTCTTGGTCTGGCATCAATAATATCAGTTACTCTTACGCCACCAACTGAAGCAATTTCAGTAGAATAGTCCAGATCATTATATGAGTTTACAGTTGTGATATCACCAGTATCTGCTGCATCATAGTAAGCACTTGAGAAGTAAATAATCAGTTTTTTAGTTGGTAATGCTCTTCCACCTCTTCTTAAAATTCTTCCATAGTCATAGAAACTTTCTCTTTGGCCATTATAGAAGAGGTAGTCACCTGTTACATTGATTGAACCAACTTGGATTTGATTTGCCTGTGCCTGAACACCTGAATCAGAGAATACTAATGTTTCATTGTTCTCAAATACACTCTCATTCTTATACACAAAACCAATAGTATTATCAGTCTTTCTAGTCAGGTAGATTGCTTTTGCACCACTAATTGTACCTGTAACAGTTTCACCAATGATTAAGTCATTAGTAGAAGCAGATGGTCCATTCATTGATGCAAGAGTCATAAATGGTGACTCAGGATCATTCACATCAGTTGCTTCAAATACACCATATACTGATACAACATCAGGAATATTCAGTGAAATGATTTGGTCCTGAACTCTTGTTCCAAATGGGAAGTCTCCATAGACTAGACCATCATTTAATGTGGTGCCACCAACACCTGACCCAGCAAGAGTTGATTTCTCAACAATTATGCTGTTTGAAACATTCTTTAACTTGGTTTTGGATGTAACATTCTGCTTACGAATAGTAGCAATCAATGTTGAGTTGGGATCAGCACCACTCAAACCATCAATAGTCAGAATTGTAGATCCAGCAGCAAAGTTGAACTTATCAGCAGTAAGAACTTCTGTTTTTCCATCAGATGTTATCAGTGAATATCTTTCCTCATCAAATGGTAGGAATACTTCATTATTTGGATCAGATACATTAATAGCAGCAGAAGAACCAGCAGAATCAATAACAGTAGTAAACTTCTGTCTGAAGACTATATCAGAATCACTAAGGTCTACAGATTCAACATTCTTTCTAGGAAGAGTACTGTAAAGTGATTCATTATTGGCAAAGTTTCCAGAACCATTTGATTTTTGGAGGGTACTGCTAATGATTTTAAGATCACTAGATGTAAAATCAGCACTAGGAAGAGTTCCATCACAAATACCAGCAACACTAGTAACACTTGCAATAGTTAGTGAAGATGTTTTAACATCAGTAATTCTTGCAAAAGAGAAATCATTCAAACCTGGTCTTGAATACCTTACAAGATTGTTAACAGTAGCAATACCAGTAAATGATCTGCCTCCAAGAGCAGGACTAGTAATAGTAGATACTCCCAAACTCTCTGCTGTAATTTGAGCAACCTCAAACGAGAATGTGGGACTTTGAATGATATCTGCTGTGAATGTATTTGCTGTTCCTACAATACCATATACAGACTTAATATCATCAATTTTGAAATTCTTAGCATCTATCAAGAATCTAGCATTATCCAGGACACCATTGAACTTGAGTCTTTCTCCCTGGAAGAACTCACCCTGAACACTATACGCTGTAAGAGCAGTTCCTGAAGTTACATTATACTTTAGGAAACCAGTAGCACCACTGGACTCTCCTTCAATATGAAGAGGTGTAGATAGAGTTGCTGCTACATTGATATCAAGATCTTGATATGTATCAACATCAAACAAAGAAAGATCCCACTGATTAGTAGCAGAATTTGTAGTATTGTATGAACCAGACTCTAAGGAGAAATCATATAGTCTTGCTTGACCAATTTCTTTACCAGGAGCAGTTTCAGATGCTAATCCAACTCTCTCACTCCTCAAACTAAGGGTATTTGTAGTGTTGAATCCAATAATTGGAGATCCATATACTCTATTAACACCAAAAGTTGGTCCAAATCCAAAATTAATGCCTTGATTCTTAACAAGTCTAGTAGATCTTGGTTTTGGAACATCAATAAGAGAAGATGAAATCTTTTCTACCTCATATCCCCTCACATATGCCTTACCAGGGGTCATTTTGTAGACCATCAGGTCATCTGTTGGAATTTGACCCTGTGCTGTGATTTGACCAGGCAAATAAATGCCTCTATTTCCTTCTTGGTTATCTAAACTCTCTCTAACAGTGGTTACAAACTCTTTTACATAATAATGACCTGATTCGTCAAAGGTTCTCTTTGCTAATTCATCTCCAAGGACATTATATTTTGTGGTATTGAGAATATCTCTCAAAATACCATTAGAAACCTCAGCAAGTTGAATAAATCCCTGGTCAACATAGTCATCAGAGAGTTTTTTGCTCAAAGTTGCTGTGATTTTGAGTCTATCAGCACCTGGTGCTGTATAATTATTGTATCCTTGAGCATTATCGTTCAGAGTTGGGTCAACATCTGAAGAAACAACCTCTTCATTGACTGTAAGACCAATTCTATAACTAGAATTTGTGCTATATTGGTCAAGAATTAGAATTTGGCTGTCTACATTGACAAAATATCCCCTAAGGTAATAAACTCCTTGATTTAGAGTAAATGCAGACCCAATTGCTGATGCATTAGTGGAGATTGTGTTAGCAAATCCTTCTCCAGCAGCAATAAATGTTGTTGCATATGAAATAGTGGTCTCAGTTACCAGAACTTCATCATCCTGGAAGACATCAGTTGCATTATCTTCACCTGACTCCTCATAATTCAAGTAAAGAGTGTACAATCCTCTTACAGATTGTTGATTTGTGATATATGTTACTACGGTTGCAGTTACTCCTGATGTTCTTCCTGTAATTTTCTTACCAATAAGTTGGTCAAGATACAGAGAAACAGGAATGCCTAGGTATTCTGCTTGAATCTGAACACAAAAGAACCTATCATTGTAGGTCAATTGTCCTGGAATAATTACAGAACCCTCTTTAAAGAGATTATCTCCCATATCTTCAATCTGGTTCTGAAGAATGGATTGAAGATTATTTAATTCTCTAGCCTGAATTGGATATGCAGGTTTGAATAATACTTTATTATAGTTACTCTCGGGATCAAAGTCATCAAAATAAGGAGCAACGTTGAGGTTTGTTTCCTGTGGCATAATTCTTTAGAACTGCAAGATAATCTTTACGTCTTCTTTCTGGGATGACGACCTTGTGACTGATGGTCTGTTGTCCACATATACAATGTTTCCAGAATACTTTTTAGATTCTGGTTGAGCAACACCTTTAGTAAAGTCCTGACCCAGGTTATATGTCCTATTATTTATTACAGTTGTCAGACCTGTAAATCCAGTGTCAATTCCTAGAGTTGCACTGCCACCAATAATGTCTAAACTTCCATTTACAGCTGGAGTAGCAGTAAATCTCAGTTCTTCAAATCCATAAGTAGGACTTGTGTTTTGTGTTCCATCAGAATTAAAACCACAATTGGTTCTATCCTGCCAATACTTCAAAACTCCAGTTGTTTGATCATATGAAACAACTCTGCCAATAGCAGTTGAACCAAGACCAACAGTTTGAGTGATATCAACATCAGCGGTAAATGTTGCTGAACTATATCCAGCACCAATAAGTCTTAAAGCGTATACTGCACTTGCCTTATCAGTATTGAGGACAGCAGATGAATTGTATGCTTGTGGATTCTCAACTAGACCCACTCTTGCAAACTGATTTCCTGTGATAAAATCAGGATTTTCAGTATCATTCTCAAATCTTGCATAAGTTAGGACATTATACGCACCAAGTTCTTTATAAACATCAGCACCATGACCACCAGAGGGTGGAATAATTACATTGAAAGTCGGTGTTGTAGTTCCAGTGGGAACACCACCAGCAGCAAGGTTGACTGTACCAAATGTATAACCAGACCCACCTTTTGAGACTGTTACTGACTCAATTTTAGCATCAGCATTAACTACAACAGTTGCTTCTGCATCTGCTCCATCACCTGTAATAGGAACTTGTGTATAAGTTCTAGAAGTGCCAAGTCCTGCACCACGATTTCTGATGGTTACAATCTTTAATTGTCCACTTGATGAAGCATTCTGTCTGACTGCAGCATTATCAGTGCTAGTATACCAGTCATTAGGGACAGGAATATAGTTTGTTGAGTCAAACTTGATTGCTTGACTTGGTTTGATAGTATAAAGATATTTCCAAATATATCCATCACCACTTGAACCAGCAGATCTTGGTTCTAAATCAGTAAAAGTTGGTTCATCAAGAGATGGACCACCTTGAAAGTTATTCTCAGGAGTTGCATTATTATAGAGACAAACATATACTCTATAATCACTATTCATTACAAAGTAATTTGCAGAATAGATATCAAAAGAACCAGATGGTTGAGAAGCATTACTTCTTGATATATCATTTCTCCACATATCATATGTGATGCCAGACTGCCAGTTGATTTTTCTGACAACTTGACTAATATCACTTGCATTGATCTTTTTCAATGCAATCATAGTATCCCAATAATCATTAGATTGATCTAGATTATCTTTAGGAGATGGTGGATTTGTATCCCAGTCTGCCTGATAATCAGATGCATTAGGAAGACCAATGAATGCATAATAAGAATTTGTGCTGGACTGAACACCAGCGACAAAATTCTTAGCATTCAATATTCTAAGTTGGTCAGTAATTATCGCTGCCATTTTGTTCTGACTTTTTTTTATTTATCAA